CTCGACAACGAAGCTTTGTCCGAGAACATCAGAAAGACACTCGAACTAAGAAAGGGAGACGGCACGTCCAACTGGTGGAGAGTGTATGGACTCGGCGAGATTGGCTCACTAGAGGGCAACGTCTATCAAGGTTGGATTGCAGTCGATGATATACCGCAAGAGGCGATTCTGAAGCGGTACGGAGTGGACTTCGGTTGGAACGACCCAACAACAGTCATCGCAGTCTATGAGGACGAGAACAAGTCATTGTGGCTAAAACAATGTATCTATCAGTCACAGTTGCCTGTTCCTGCGCTCATAGAACGCTGTAAGAGCCTTCCTGACGGTTTATTCGTGTGCGATAACGCTCGCCCTGAAATAATCGCTGAGATGCAGTCTCATGGGCTGAGAGCGATAGGTTCAAACAAGACGGCAGGCGAGAAGATGAACGGCAAGCGGTACAACATCGAACTCGTGTCGAGACGCAAGATTCACTATACGAGAGACTCGAAGGAGCTTGAGCAGGAGTTCCTGACCTACGCTTGGCGCAAGAAGCGCACAGGGGAGATAATTGACGAGCCTGAGGACGGTTTTGACCATGCGATGGATGCGATTGCCTATGCCGTCCGAGACATGGAGCGAAAGCCCATAGAATATGCAGGAATCCGTTGAGCATGTGGAAAACTCCAACAAAAAAGTTCAAAAAACTGTTGACTTATATACTCCGTTGGTGTATAATGTAAGTAACATCAATGATAAATCCGAAAGGAGCAACAACAATGAACCAACGCAAACCAAATCGAAGCCACCGCAGAATCGTCTTCGAGTGCAAGACGGCAATCAAGAAAGCATCAGACGAGAACGACTCTGACAAACTCCTAAGAGTCATGAGTCGCTACGGTCGCAAGACGGTGGACGAAGCCGTTCGAGAAATCAACGAAGACCACGCAAAAGAGTTGGGCATGACGATGGAAGAATACGAAAAATGGCTCAATGAGGACTAACTAACGAAAGGAACAACATGGACAAGAAGTTTATTGAACGATTCAGCGTATTACAAGACACCGCCTGCGGTTACGAAGACCGCAGGGAGCTGACCGAGCAAGAGTTCGCCGAGAAATACCCAACGGCGAAAGAAATGGGCGAGGAAGCAAAATACTGGCTCGAAATGTACATGGGAACAGGTCGAGGCATTGGATGCATCACAGCAGAGATGCGTTATGACGAGAACCCTCGTGTTCGCCAAGAGTGGCACAATACGGTGGCAAAGATTAAGAGATTCATCGCAACTTGCGAGAAGGAGGCATAATGGCAAAGAAGATAGTAATCGAGCTTACTGAGCAAGAAGCGTTCATGATAGACAAGGCACTCGGCAACGAAACCTTGACCGAAGAAATCGGTCAAGGGGACTACCCAAACTCGTGGCTCGCCCATTACCGTAGAATCAACAAGAAACTGCGTGATGCAGGCGCAGACATCGAGGAGGCACAATGACAGACCAAGAAATCGCAGAGTTCGTGGCGAACATCGCTCGCCGAACGAACCTCGACAATTACTCGATTGAGATATTCAAAGGGGGCGGAATCGGACTCATCGAGACCGAGCGAGCCACCCAATATCGGCTCAAGCAGGACAACGCAATCATCGTGGAGATTCCGAAGCTGTCGAGGCACGAAGGAATCGCAACGGCACAGCTCGCCCTTGCTATTGGCAGACGTTTAGAACGCTTCGAGAGGGGCGCAAAGGCAAACGCAGGGAGAACAACCGAAACGAGGCAGAAAGTCGCTCAGAACGCAATTCAGGCACGTTGGAGCGCAAAATAGAATCAAGAAGCAGTCACGCAGGTGGCTGTTTTTTGATGCCACCCTTACCGTCTCAATAATGACGGTATGTTTGAGAAGTTCAAGTCAATGCTCAATATGAGCGACAAAAAGCAAACACCAGTTGGCGGTGTTGAAGCCAACAAGTCTTTGTCATTCTCTTACCGCTCGAACCCTTACCATGGCTCTGTGACGTGGGATTGGGCGAAAGGAATGGCTTTTGATAACACTTATCCGTCCGTCTCAAGGATTGCAAATGCTTTCATGGAGATTCGACCGTACGCTATCGATGCGAATGGCAAGCCGATTCAGCAAGTGCCTGCGGTGGACAAATTGTATCATCCGAATCAGCAAATGAGTTCGGTGGACTTCCGCCAAGCTCTCGCCGTCTCTGCGCTCTCGCACCGCACGACTTACATTCTCGTGTGGCACTATGGCGAAGGCGGGGAAGTTATTGCAGGCAACGGCGGTGTCACACCTGACAACATCGCAGGCTACACGTTCCTCGAAGACTGCTACATCAAAGTTGTGAACGGTCACAAGTTCTACAAATCGCCGAGCCTCAAGTTCGAGTTCAGCGACAAAGAAGTCATTGAGATTTCGGCAGGAATCGACCCAAATGACTTGTCGGCAGGGTACAGCCCAACGCAAGCCGTCAAGAAGTGGGCGAATATAGACGATTACATCGCCTCATACGAGGGCGGACTATTTGAGAACGATGCCGTTCCTGCAGGGCAGTTCATCATTACTGCGCCGACCGCCGATGCTTTCAACGCTATCGTTGACGAAATGCAAGCCAAGCATCGAGGCTCAGGCAACAACAACAATGTCCAATACATCCACCGCCCAATCTCAGCCGATACTGGAACGGTACTCCCTGCGCAGATTGAGTGGATTCCGTTCTCTCAGTCAAACAAGGACATGAGCCTTGAGACTATCTTCAAGCAGGTCAACGACAAGATTGACTCGACCTTCGGAGTTCCTGCCTCGATTCGTGGAGTCAATGACAACAACACCTACGCTTCAGTCAAAGTCGATGAGCGCATCTTCGTTCGTTGGACTCTCCGCCCATTCGCCACTAAGATTTGGACACGCTTCACGCATGAATTGAACCGCATCACAGGCGGACTCGGTGTAGCAATCACGTTCGACATTGAGATTCCGTCAATCGCCGATGAGGAAAAGGTGGAAGCCGAGCGCAAGAACGTTGAGGCTGACGTGATAATCAAGATGCTAGACAGAGGATACTCGCTCGACTCGATTGTCGATGCCTTCGAGTTCAGCAACGCTTACAAGCTACTCGAAAAGGGCGCAGACGATGAGGCAACTATCGAGAACGACAAGCCTGATGTGGATACTGGTGGAGAGGTTGAAGACAGCCCTGAACTCGCTGTCACGAAGTCGATTCCGACTCATTGTGCGCACGAGCATGACGAGATTCACAAAGAAGCGGACAAGACAACGTTAAAAGAACTGCGCCGACTGCTCAATGACTACCTAGAAACCTCGATTGACGAGACGGTTGACTCATTACAGTCGGCATCAAAAGAAATCTCCGCCGTTGGGCTTGAAATCTATGACGAGAACCAAGACGGAGTGATTGACGAGCAAGAGATAGCGCAGATTCAGATTCCGCAACCGTCCGAGGAGCGCAAATACGCACTTCAGCTCGCATTGTTGGCTCTGCTGTATAAGCGAATGCTCAAGAGTGGCGAGAAACGCTACCAAGACACGCTCGTTCAGTTCGGAATCATTCTGAACGTTCCTGCGCTTGAGCATTACGCCATATCTGACGGTGCAGAGAAGCAGTACGAGACAATCGTGAACAAAATCGTCAATTCGTTTACCGACCAAATAACGGACACGATAAGGAGCGCAATCAATATCACGTTCGAGGAAGGCGGAGACAAGCAACAGCTCATCAAGAACATTAAGAACGTGTACAAGACCGACCAATGGCGAGTCGAGCGCATCGCTCGCACCGAGGAACACCGAGCCGACAACTTTGGGCAGATTGATGCCGTTGACGTGATTCAGAAAGTCACAGGACGTGAGTTCGGCTTCAAATGGCGCACGACAAGCGGACATCCTTGCGAGTTCTGCCAATACATGAACGGAACTGTTGTCGCTACTGGCGAGGCTTTCATACCGCTTGGCGAGAAGATTCAGCTCGATGATGCCGTTTACTTGAACAATTACGAGGACGTTCTAACACCGCAAGCGCACCCCAACTGCCAATGCGTGTTTGACGTGGTGGAGTTATAGCATGAAATACTGTTGCAAACATTGTGGGCGGTACATCATGGACATTGAAGGCACGACTATCATCGAAAATCTCGTCTGTCCCAACTCGAAGTGCAAGGCGCACCTCAACATCAAAGTCATTACTCCGCAATCGACAGTCGAGGAAATCAACTACAAGTTCAAAACTCCTGAACTGCCACCCAAGAAGAAACAATAATAGAAAAATACCGCAGGTGATGCCCACCCTTACCTGCGGTATACAGACATATACCAAAAAGCCACTCGAAAGGGTGGTTTTTTGATGCCACCCCAAAACACAACAACATGAAAATCAGACGAATCAATGCTCATTTGAGCGAATCGTTGATAACAACCATTAAAAAGGGAACTCATGACAGAAAAGCAGAAATCAATCCGATTCAACGCTACCGTCAAGACGAAAGATGTGGACGGCGAACGCAGAATCGTGTTTGTAGCTTCTTCAGGCTCGGTCGATAGGGATTACGAGAGAGTTGA